AGCTCGTAGCAGACAACGTTGGTGTTGTTGTTTCCGGAATTGAAAGCATTGAGCGCAAGCAGCGTTCGGCCGATGGAGCAAAGTCCGCATCTGGACAGAAGCCACAACCGAAGAAGCCACAGCCGAAGAAGGTAACGCAAGAGATCACAGAAGAAGATGAACCCTTCTAAATAATTCTAGGGGGCTTTGCTGCCACCAAGAAATAGAAAAACCCCCTGACAGTCTGGCGATTGTCGGGGGGTTTTCCTTTTGTGTTTAATCAAGGGAGCCAATAGGGGGGCATTTGCTCAACCTTGCCTAAATCACACCTTGTCTGCTAGTTCAGAATAATCTTCTTTATCTAGTAGATGAATAATGCTTTTAGGATTGTTGAGCGCATCTTCAATAATGTCCGTTGCGCGGGTGGCTTCATAAATCATGAAACTATCTTCATACATCTCGTCTTTGCCTAAAACATTGACCGAGCATCCATCAATCGCCCACTCTGCACGGACATGATGATGACCGCAAACATGAAGGAAAGGTTTTACCTTTTTATTCAAGTCTTCAATCAAGAGTCGTTGCCCAACAGATATTGCGATGTCGTCTTTGTATGACAAGTCATAACCGAACGGCGCTTCGTGAGTAATCAAGATATCTACTTCCTCATCGGAAACAGAATCAAGATGCTCAGGGTCAATCATTTCTTGATCCCAATAGGAAATTCCTAATTCCCTTTCTTCCCAGTCAACTGACCACGCACCACCGTAACCCATCATCTTCCAACCGTTAATCTCAAAACGACATCCACGAGGAATCCACTTGACCCATTCGTTTGGTGTTTCAATAGGTTTGTCACTTCCGTGCTTTGCTACTAAACGGTCAAGAAGGTCGTGGTTGTCGTGATTACCGTCAACCCACCAGACGTGAATGTTGTTTAACTTTGCGAGTTTTGCTACCAAGTTGAGATAATCAATACCCCAAGACATGTGCGGCCAATAACCGAAGTCACCGCAGACGATGATGTCAGTCACCTTGTTGTTAAATGCCGTACCCATGAGGTACGACCAATGTTTAATATTGCCGTGAGTATCTCCCACGAACATAAATTTGCTTTTCATAAAGACCTTTCATATAATGCCCTTGATATATTGTATCAAAATACTTGACACTTGTCAACAGGGGGTATCCCGTGTATTGTTCTCCGAATGGAACTAAGCACCGAAATACCCCAACCAATCATCGCCCTTATCATGGCTGCCGACAGAAAAGCCTTACTGGAGAAGGATGTGGCCGAAATGCTGCCCCCAATGGAAATCCGGGAAATGATCGTTTCTGAGCAGAAAGCCGGAAGCGGGACTCTCGATGTAGCTGCAGTCGCCGTGGATTGGCTCGATAATCAACGTGTTTTGATCGAGCGCATGGAAAAAGCCAAAGAAGGCCTAAATGAAGTGGAACCCTGGACCCGCGAACAAGCAATTCAGGGAAACATCCCCATCTGGGCTGGTGAGAAATGGGCTGAAGTTCTTCAATACCCGTGGTCACACCTTCTGGAAGATGCAATCGCTAAAGCGGAACTCTACATAGATAGTAAATGTCCGAAGTAAACCTCAAGAAGGCACCACAGCGTGATGTCTTAGGTATTGACCGAATAGGTACTTGGGGTGCTGTTCAGTACCACCACAGACTGGCTTGCGGTCATACTGAGGTGCGTAAGCGTGTCTCGCCGGCTTCTAAGCTTGCTTGTTCATGGTGTGTCATCGCAGTGGAGAAGAAGAAGCAGTTAGATAATTTACCCGTGAGGGCTAACTGGAGTCCTACTTACGAGGATGAACTACAGCATTACGATACTGACATCGATGTTGAGGTGGAGGCTGCAAGGATCCGTGCAGGGCTTGTGTCTTATCTTGATTGTCACCTTGAGTCGGTAGAGGTGATAGTTGGCTTGAACGAGAGCGGAGAGCTTTCCCTTCAAGGGTGCGTTGTCTTTCTTGATATGGATAATGTCAAAAGGTTGCTAAGTAAGGCGAACATAAGGAAAATTGACAGTGATACACCCCTGTGATAATATCTTTATAAATCTAGACAAAGGAAATCTATGGAAACATTAAACCCACAAGAAATAACAATCAGCGAGATTGATTCTTTCTACAAAACAGAGTTCGCTAAATTAGTTGAAGAGTACGGATGTGCTAGTTCAGTACCTAACGAAGCACGCCATATCGTCAGCGAGAAGGCTCGTGCCCTTTATGCAATCCACGCCAACGTAGGGAAAGATATTGCAGAAGTGCTACGCCAGTATTCAGTTGACTACAGAGTATGGGGTTCACTAATTGGTGAGGAAGTATCAGAAGAAGAACTAACCGCCCGTAAGCAGAAGCGTTCAGACAAGTACGCAGTCGTTACTGCATATTGCGGCAACCATATTTTTGAGCAAGTGACCACACAGCAAGTTGCAGACATTGGTGGTTTCTCTTATCCAACAGCATTGAAGTTTATTGAGGACCGGCCTGATGTTTTCCGTAAAGTCAAAAGAGGATTATTTGAAATCCGTGATCCGAAAGCGGACAGAAGTAAAGTTAAGTAAACCCAACTACGAGTTGGTAAGAACGAACCCTCTGCGTATCATCTGTAGAAGATGAACACAGGGGGTTTTTTCATGTCTGATATTTTTGACAACGAGCGTGGTGCTTGTAAAGGTAGTCCTACTTCTTGGTGGTTTCCCGACCACACAACATCAGGTCGTAACAACGGGCGTAAAGCGGTACGCATATGTAACTCATGCCCAATAATTAGCGATTGCAGAACATACGCAATGCGCAATGAGACTCATGGAATATGGGGTGGCTTACGAGAAGGCGAAATGGAAATAGAACGTCGTCGTAGAGGGATTATGTTAACTCCTGAAGCACGGTCTAGTATTAGCAATGGGGCAAAAAGAAAGTCAGCAGCGTTGACACAAGCAAATTATTATGGATAACACAGCATCAGCAGAAGTTGCAAACTTTTTATCAAAACTAAACGGAGTCAAGAAGACTGGATCAAATTGGGCGGCACGATGCCCGTGTCGTAATGATGACAGCAACCCGTCACTATCAATTGGTGAGGGACAAGATGGAAGAGTGCTTGTCACTTGTCATCGAGGTAACGCATGTTCGGTTGATGAGATATGTAAAGTGATGAACATTGAGAAGACAGAGTTGTTTCCTCCCAAAAATAATAAATTAGAAAAGAAAAGAGTTGAAGTGACTGCTGAATCGGGTGGGAAATTAACTCTCGTAGCGACATACAATTATCGTGACAGAGATGGAACACTCCTCTTTCAGAAGCAACGCTTCGTTGATGAAGACGGCAAGAAAACATTCCGTCAACGCAGGCCAACATCATCTGGTGAATGGTCGTACAAACTAGGTGAAACACCAAGGGTGCTTTACAACCTTCCCGCTGTTGCCAATGCAGTAACACACAACGAGACAGTCTGGATTGTTGAAGGCGAAAAAGATGCAGACACACTCACAGAAATGGGTTATGTCGCAACAACAATGCCAAACGGCGCAGGAACATGGAACGAATTACACACCCAAGCAGTTGCTGGTGGATCATGCGTAATAGTTGCGGATAACGATAATCCCGGGATCGAGCATGCAGCTGAAGTGCGGGACTCTTTGGAATCCGCCGGCTGCAGCGTAACGTTGACCAGGCCGCCAGCTAAGTACAAAGACGTGTCGGACATGATCGCGGACAACGTTGAAATAACTGAACTTTTGGATTTTGATAGCCAGTCAAAGCTTGATTGGGGAAATGAACAAGAAGAAGCCCCTAAAGACAAGTCGTTGGATGAGTTAATCAGGGGTGTGGAGTCTGTTCTTCGTAAGGATGCGGTGTCTGTTGAGCAAAGACTTTCTCGTGCGTCGTTGTTAATTAACACTTTTTCTAACCCTGAAGCAAAGATTGAGATACCAAGACTTGTTGTTTGGGAAGACTTCCTTGATGAAGAAGACGATGATAGTTACGATTGGGTCATACCTGGTCTTCTTGAACGCCAAGAGCGTGTAATTGTTGTGGCTGCTGAAGGTGTTGGTAAGACAATGCTTGCACGACAGGTGGCGATTTGCGCTTCTGCTGGAATTCACCCGTTCACGATGTCACGAATGGATCCCATTACTACCTTAACTATTGACCTTGAAAACCCTGAACGCATTATCCGCAGAACTTCACGAAGCATCATGCACGCCGCAAAGAAACTCGGCCATGTGGACAAAGTAAATGCACGACTTTTGATGCGCCCTGCTGGACTTGACCTTTTAAAACAATCTGATAGAAGCATTGTGGAGAAGGCAATTGAGGAAACTAAGCCAGATTTGCTAGTTATGGGTCCTTTGTACAAGTCTTTTGTTGACCCAGGCGGGAGAACAAGCGAAGCAATTGCTATTGAAGTTGCTAAATATCTTGATTCTTTGCGTGATTATTATGGTTGCGCAATGTGGTTGGAACATCATGCGCCGCTGGGAACGTCAATTGGATCTCGGGACTTGCGGCCTTTCGGCTCAGCTGTCTGGTCACGTTGGCCTGAGTTTGGTATTTCTTTGACTCCTGATCCAACTGCAACTGATGCGTATGTTTACAATGTGGGTCATTTCCGTGGTGCTCGTGATATGCGTCAGTTCCCCACAAAGATGAAGCGTGGTAAAGTATTCCCATTTGAAGTTCTTGAATTTATGAAGGTTGACTAATGGCTGAATCTAATCAATCTCTTACCCGTGAGTTTCTTGCGGAAAGGGATATGCGCATTTTTAAGATGCGTCAAGCCGGCGTTCCTGTCAATGAAATAAGCAGGCGCTTCAACATGACCTCGCAGTCTGTTAATACGGCAGTTAGACGCCAGTTACAGCGTTTAAACTCTGAAGCCCTCCTCGCATACCCTGAAGTCCTCAGAATGGAACTGGAGCGTCTTGATGCCCTTCAGCAGGCAGTTTGGCCGCTGGCTCAGCATCGTCGTATCAAAACAGATGACGGTACTGAAGTGACAGTTGAGCCTGACCTCAAAGCAGTACAAACACTCTTATCAATTATGGACAGGCGTTCAAAGTTGCTAGGCATGGAGCAGACAAGCGTTAATGTACAATTGGACATCAACTCTCCCGACCAGCCAATCAGGGCTACATTGGAAGGTGCGATAAAGCCAAAGGCAGTCAATGCGTTCAACCCTGAGGAAGAAGTAAAGAAACTTTTGGAGATTATGGGCAATTCAGGTGTTTTACCATCTGAAACTATTGACCAAT